ATTTTCAGGTTGTTGCAATCTTTGTAAAACATTGATCACAAAACAACCAGGCTTTCGAGAATCTTCCACAGATAAAGCTTTTCTATAAGGGCTATTATACCATTCAGCAGCATTAATAAAAGGGGTTTCGTAAGTAATTGACAAATTATTAGCATCCAATGAATAAGTTGTAAAGGCACTATTTCTAATCATCTCATTTGTAACAATAGTAGTGGGTGTAATTCCAGGAATATATCCCATTATCAAACCACCCAAATAAAATTTGTTAGCTACAAAATCCATACGATATTGCAATGGGCCACGATACAAATTAAATAGACTAGCAACAACTCCCACAGGTGGAACATATCTGCTTTCTCGCGATGGTATCACGGGATTAACAATATACTCATCAATAGGAGCTAGAGGAGAGCAAGGAATAATAAATAAAGTAGTACCAGCACTATTACTTTCGGACCATTCTATTTGTCGTAGAAGACCGAAAATTTGTGAAATTTGATTCAAACTCTCTATATTTTCCAATACATCTCCATGCACAGTTGAACCAACGGGATCTAATCTCACTGTCCTAATAGGTTCAGCAATATTAGTTCCGTTAGCCCAATTCTGAGTCGCATAGGGAATTACATAATCAGTTGGGGATACTATAGGAGGATTATCCATATTTTTCGATTTCTTACCTTTAACTACTCGAATTACACTTTCTGCAACACTAATACCAGTTCCAATCATACTCAATATGTCCATCTCGTGGCGAGCATCACCAACATTCAAACCCTCAAAACTCAAAGGAGCAAATAGTCCAATTGAACCATCTCGTTTTCCAGTAAATTCTGAATTTACAAAACGTACAAAAACAGCTACATCCACACTACTACTACCAGTTCCAACTCTAAGGGGGTTCAAAACTTGTACCAAAACATTCACCATATTCAAAAGAGATTGTTGACTAACATCATAATTATCTGATTTAATCTGAATAAAAGGTTGCCTATTAAAATAAGGAATCTTAAGAACAGCACTATTACTACCACCAGCGTTAACCAAAACATGATTAGTCTGGGAGGCGGTAAATACATTCTTTCTAAAATCTCCATTCGCATCGGCATCTAATTCATAAAAACTAGAAATTTGCAATTGTCCGGTCAAAAACATTTGCGCTTTAGTTTCCAATCTAACTTCCAAATCTCCTCTCCATAAATAATTCACATTAAATGGAATTAATGGAGGAGAATTAGCAGCTACATTCGAAGACAAGATATCACGAGGTAATCTATACTCACGCAACACGCCAGTCGAAGCAACTTCCCATACAAAAGAATCAATAAGATACCATTGTGAAGTCAAATTATCATAATTACCAATATTTTCAGTAGTCGTTCTCATTTGGTTTAAAACAATAGCATTAGTAGGAGTTCCTTCAGACTCTTCTGTTGTAGTTACAATATTCGTTTGTAAAGCTTTCAATGTTTCAGAAGTTTCTTCACCATGACTACCTTCAGTTGTCATTTCACTCATTTCATGTCGTGCTTTAACGTTAATCAATTTAGCAATTATCA